TGCCACTTCGCGTTATTCACCTGAGCCGCGGCAGTATGTGCTGACGAAGCAAGCGCATTTAGTGCAGAATTGTTAACTGCCGAGAATGTTGGAAGCGATGTATAACCAGTACACATATCCCAACCCTCACCATACTCGTTAGTCACCTTGCCAGCGCGACGCTCAACAATCACAGATTCTGTGATTGTGTTGTAGTCTCGAATGGTCAAGAATAATGAAGGATTGGGCGGGGCAACATGTGCATACTGATTAATATTAATTCCCGCCGTACGAATGGATTCGGGTCTAAATTCAACAGGGTTGCCAGAGTACGTTGTTAACTCAACAATGCAATATGGTGACGTCACAAATTTCTTAAGTTCCTGATATTCCTTGGGAAGTAGTGAAAGAAATTCGTTCCTAAAACTGGCGTCAGTAAGTGAATAGTTTCGGTTAATATATACACTATGATTGGTTAGCCACGTCCACTTACCTGTGCCGCTGTCTTTCCCGACGTCAACTTTAGTTCCACCAAAATCAACAATATCTTTGGGGACAATAGTGATTGACCCAATTCCTTGTGCGATCCAGGGATAATTTTTTAAACCCAACATTCCTTGGCGGAAATCTTTATATGTACAAACATATATTTCGACTCCATTGGGTAACCCCTCAGCGTTGCTAGGGTCAGCCATTGAAACGCGGGGATTATTTGCATCACCATATCCATTTTCGACGTCAAGGTTAACAGTCGACGTAACAATGACGCTATAGTCATTATTTGTGATATCCGCAAGCATGCGCCGGTAGGTTCGGATAATTTGGTGTTCGGAGCCCATATCCAGGCCCTCAGGCTGGGTCAACCAGTTCTTTCCATAGTTGTCAAAGGAATCGGTTGCAGCAATTCCCATGTGACCACGCTCGAGATAACTGCGCCCAAAGTTAATGCGCTGGTAATAGGTTGTCCAAACATCAAGTTGAAGTGTCAACTGCGTGGTGTTCGGTGCAATATAATCAATACTGGTGATGAAATAGAAAAACACGCTAGGCGTGTAACCCTCAAAACCAATATTGTTAACCGGACGTCCCGGATTCTCAACCATAACATAATTGTACTGGTTAGCCTTAGTGAAAGGTGTAGGAATACGAATCGGCTTACCCTGCGCAAGATAAGTCATCTGATTAATCTCAACCTTATGCAGGTTGTTAAAAGATTTGACATAAGCGTAAGGTGTATGACCGTACGATTTCCAGTCAACAATATCCCGATATGTGTTATCGAAAGGCACATTAACCATCGTAATAACAGAACCGGCAGACCACACAGAATAATCAAACGACAAACCTGCACGAGTCTCAGGTGGCATAGCATAAATCTCTGACATATCGTCCTCCTTCAAGTCCAAGCATAGCAGAATCGGGCGCCCTAGGGGACGCCCGATTCTATGTTGATTCAGATATTACTTCTTAACCTGAATACTAATCTCCTTGTTGAGCGGCTTATTACCATCCTCACCCTTAGTGTCAACATTCACACCAAGAGTAAGGAACGCCTCAGGCTCATCGGGCCCGATAGTAAGAACACCATCGTTGGAAATCTTGGTGCCCTTAGACTTAGCATTCTTGAGATACCAGTCAGTGGCATAACCCTTATTCGCGGGCGCCGTCTTCCACTGAATAGACGCCTGACGAACCGCCGCAGGAGGCATAATCGTCGACTGAACACCATCCGGCTTAGTCACAAGCAGTGTGGTAATCGCAGCATTAGTCTCAGCCTTAGGCGTCACCACAACCGTGTTCGGTTTAGTGCCGAACGCAATAGCCGGGGTAAATGGCGAAGCACTCATGACCGACCAGTGATGCAGCCAGAAATTATCATACAGGCCCTCAGGGTTAGAGATACTCCGGTTCTCAAGGAGAATATCCTTAATCACGAAGAACTGCTTACTGGTCAGAATAGCCGACGTATCAGCCATCCCCAGCGCCTCGCCAGGGACCGTGATGATGTGAGACGGTGCCTCAGCGTCGCTCCGGTTAAACGCGGCAGACAGAGACGTCACGTCGACGTTCGCCTTAAACTCGGGAGTCGCAATAAGCACCAGGTCCTCAGGGCGTGCAAACGAGTGCACAGCGGCACTGTTAAATGCGGGTGTCGGGTACTGCATCTTATTCGCAGCAACCCTGAGTGCCTTAAGTGCAGCGTCAACCTTAGCCTTATCCGGCTCGAACGAATTCATATCGGAAATCTGCATCCGATAGAATCCGAACTTATCATCAAAGGTCTTAAACAACTTAGTCATACTAAGGAACTCAGACCACTGGTCAGACGAAGCCGCAACAGCCATAATCTGAGAAATCATCTCAGAGAGGCCGTTATCCGAAAGGAAAGCCCGACGAAGCACGTCGCGGTTAACCGTGATCTTGAACTTCTCCTTGCGGTTAATCGTGTGGAACGCGCTCTTGGACGGCGGCGGGGCCTGGCCGAACACGTCACGCTCGAGGTAGTCGCGCTGCTCCTCATAAATGGTGGGCTTGATAAAGTCAAGGTGGACTTCCTCGATAGTGTCGCCGAAGTTCATCATGCCCTGCTTGAAAACAGCAAGCGGGTTCTTCCACGAAATATCGCGAACAATCGTGGAACCAATTCGGTTAACCAGCGATGACATGAATTCGTTGCGAGTAATGTTATCAGACATGATTCCCGCAATGGTTTCCTGAATGTTCGCCTTAGTGGCCTCAGGAACCATGTTCTGATAATCATATCTCGCATCGCTACGAATAGCGTTAAGAATATCAATGTTTGAAGTGTCGTCACGCAACTGTGGCATAATCAATTCCCCTTAAATAGTTCGCTAATCGACTTAGGTTTCCAATTGGAATCGGGAACCTTGTCATTCCCGGAATCGCTACTAGAAAACAATCCCGAAAGTCCTGCGAGAGTCTTTCCAGTACTCGCCGCGGCTTTCCTGTCAATCCCCATGCCGTCAACTATAGCATTCCCGGCATCCTTAGCGGCCGCTCCCCCGAGATCAAGGGCGGCACCGCCAACGTCGCCAACACCCTTGAGGACCGCCTTGGCGTCATCCTTCGTGCTCTCCGCCGCCTGTTTAACATCATCCAAGGTCATTTCCTTAGATGCTGGAACGTCGTCCCCAGCAAACGGGTTACCTGTCTCCCTATCCGTGGGGGTCAGTTGGTCACCGAGACGATTCTCAAGTTCCGCCTGCAATGCAGAAACCTTTTCCCCGAACACGTCCGTGAGATGCTTCCAAGCCGCCTTGGTGTCCTTGAAGTGGTCAACATCCGCAGGGTCCTTAGGGGCCCCTTCAAACATGTTTCCATCATCGGGGGAAACGGCTTTCTTGTCCCCGTCACTATCCCCCGGATCAAAGACGTCATTACCAGACATCCCCGATTCCTCGCGCTGCTGTGGCGTGAGGTCCTGGGCCGCCTTGTTGCGCGTCTGGGCGTCATCCATGGACTGTTGCGGATCGCCCTCAGTACGCCGCTCGGTAAGCGACCGGCCGCCGTGCTCGGCCTTGTCCTGCTTAATGGACTCGGCATTCTTGGCGTCGACCTTCGCCTTATTCGCCTTGCGCTGTTCCTCATTCATCGGGGAACCATCGGGATTCAATCCCTTAAGCGCATTCTTTTCGGCATCAGATAGTGCCATAATTCCTCCTAAAACGGTAGGCTAGGAACCTACGTTCCTAGCCTACCATAAATACCCAATCATCCGAAAGCAATCCCGAGGGCTGCTACCCAACTAAGCTGGGCCCAGTTCATTAGGTTGCTTCCCAGCAATTAGTCGGAAATTACTTGCCGGACTTGGGAGCATTCTTCGCCAGATACTCGATAACGGCCTCAGTGACGATATCTGACTCATCCTTACGCAGAAGCCAGTGAGCCTCAGCCAGGTCCGCCTGAACAGACTTCGGGAGACGGAACTTAACGGTGCTGTGAGTAGAAACAGGACGTGCCATGATTACCAACCTTAATCAATCTTCAATGTGAATGTTGTGTCTCGGAGGACTGTTCCCCCAGGAACCCTTACAGGAATCAGTTTACCATTCCAAGTGCCACCGTGCAACATGTCGTCTAGCGTCAATGTGGCGGCTACGTTGCGGGGCATTCCCGCGATGTGTACGTCAAGTTTACCATCAATTTCCTCTGCATATTGTTTTGCTCGAATGTAAACCGACTTTGTGAAACAACTCTCATGCTTCCAGGCTCCCAGTTCTACCGGATCGACCCATAGCGATTCCGGGGGAGTGGTAGGGCCAATGAGATGTAGAGAGTCGGTATCAGCGTATGCGAATGTATCATAATTATCTTGTGCTGCACTAATCGTTTTCTTCCGTGCGTACGCAGTAATAAACACACCCATTGGCGTATAAACGGGGTCCCTCATTTCAGGTTCATTCATTACCAGTGATACACGATTATCTTTCAAGGTGGGGTGTTTTCCGGTGATGTCGGGATTAGTTGCGAACTTTCCGTATAAACTGTTTAGGTGTAGTTTAGCAATTTGTCTTAGCCCGCCAGTACTATTCTTTTTAATTTCCATAAAATGGTCAACATAATTATCGAAAAATCCGTGTGATCCGCGAAATTCAAACGTTCCGTTCCATGAATAGATTTTAAAATCGTAATGCTTTTTCCACAACTCAATATCAATGTTTGTTGCCACCACTGTTGTGGGTTCTTTTACTTCTTCTAGGTATTGTGTTGGGTTAAATGAAAGATTCTTTTTAATCTGAATGCAAGGAATGTGATTAGGCTTTAATTTTGCTGTAAACGTAATTGAAGCAATGTAGAGAGGGCGGTTGGTTCTTGGCGCGCCGTCTGAGTAGATCGGATCACCATAAGGGAGTAGTGCCGTTCGCATTACAGAGGGATAAAGCGAATTAACGTCATACACGCTCCCTGCGCCATTCAATTTCTTTGAGTATCTAGGGTCGGCATAAGTAAATCCCCCGCGATATGCTTTCCGTATCTCAGTGTCAATTTCAGGTGAAAGAATTGGGAATCGCCGAATAAACAGTTTCCCAGTCATCTTCTTATATGTTGCAAGCGAGTCGCTACCCGCCGTTAGTTTAGTCATCTTCTCTTCAAACTGAACTTCGAGCGCTTGAGCAACAATCGCTACGTCATTTCGCTGATATCGCTTTTCTTGTTCTGTGGGGATGTAGCCTATTGGCCTAAACTTTTCATAATCAATCTCAAGTTTCTGGTCATGCAAATTAAACGCTTTAGCGATTGCGCTGACTGACATTGGCAATTTCTTGAATGAATCTCTGAATTCAACCCTATAGCCCGTCTCAAAAACAACTGTGATCGAATAATACTTACCCATCCTTGAAATCAAAGAAGTAAATTCCTTGACGCCCGGATTTTCTTTCACCCATTTATAATCGTGCTTCAGTAGCCAATCTAAAATAAATGTGCCATCGAATGCTAGGTTGTGGAAATAAATGTGTGCTGCGCGTTCAGAAATATGTGACATAAACCCGTCAAGTGTAATTCCATCAACATAATTCTGAAGTTTTCCAACCTGAATAATCCCCCAAGACCACACACGGCAATCATCCTCAACCGTAGTCGTCTCAAAATCGGCGCAAAACGAAGGAATTTTCTTATGGCTACGCCTAGCGCCGGCCCTTGCGGGACTTGCGCTTGTTGATTGGCGAACCACTAAAATCATCCTCCGGTTTGATCTTAACTTGCTTTATCTCTTTAAGTAGAGATTTAATGCTAGAATCAGCTTCTTCTACGTCATCGTACCAAAGATCGTAACCAGCCCGTTTTCTGTCAAAATATCCTTCTTTCGCTGCCTCATACATGAGAGACAATTGATTAGCAAAGTCGCCGTTAACTGTCCACATCAGCCATAATACGTCATCGGGAATGTCGGTGAGAATATCGAATAGTTCCGGGTCACCAATAACGTCAAGCATTGCAGCAATCTGTTGTTTGGCGGCTGTCAATTTCTCTTGCTTTGCCGCCTTGCTAAGGCTATCCAAAACAACGTTCGTTTTCTCACGCATTGCTTCGGCAGACTCAAAATTCACGGTACGCTTATTAGGATTCATTCTCTCAAGCGCATAATGTGAACCGCCAGGCAAATAAGATCTAGATGGTCTAAAATCTCTAATCCAATCGCCCACGGTAACATCGCCCATGTAGGGCAATTTAGTTCCCGCTACACTGCGTTCATAAGCGTCAATATCCTCATTATAGCGACGCACAGCATCGCGATAACGACGAACGTCTTTAGCAGAAATGGGATTACCTTTGCTGTCAGAATAATACCACACGCTATCAGAATTATTAAACTCACTAAGACGCTCAAGTTCCCTCGCAGCATTCTTCAACGTCACCTTTCCAACAGCCGACTTACCCAAAGGATCATACTTCGTACCACGAATATCCGCCCCATCATCACTAGTCGCCATCCGATACATCTTACGCACAGCCCGATCGCGCTCAACCTGCAACAAATCGCGCGCACTATCCAAATCAGAACGATGTTGCTCCCTCGCACTCGCCTTAGCCGACTTGACCTTAACCTTACCCTGTTCCTCAGACAAAGTATCCGGCAAAGGACTAAAATCAAGCCCACCAACAAAATCCCGAATCTCGGCCGCAGTATTCCGAACATGCTTCGCACCACGCTTAAACGACCGATAATGCTTACCCCAGTGCGACTTAACCAAACCAACCCCCCCCTGCCCCCTAAGGGGACAGGGGGCAACTAGTATCCTACAACGTCCGTCAGGCCAGAGTCACCGTCGTGTACTCACGCCCACGCCCAGACTTCGCCGACCCAATCTCAACAGCCACCGGCTCCGGCCACGACTTAACGTCACCCAGAATATCCACAAGCCGCTGAATCTGAGCAACCACCGTCTGAGATGAAGTACCGTAGGCATTCCCGTCCTTGTCAATCATCGTGATAGTCCGGCGAGTCTCAACCTCACCAGTATCCATGTCAGCCACGTCATCCTCAGTGATAACAATGTCCTTAATCTCGATCTTCTTGCCACGCAGTTCCTTGAAAGAAACAGCAGAATTCTGAGCCGTGAAGAAAGCCTTCTTGCCAGCAAAGTCGTCAGAGAGAGAGGAGTAAACAACAGCCATGATCTTTTCCTTTCGTATGGCTACTTTCAGTTCTATTCAGTTCTGGGTATTACCCGCCCAGCCGGGAATCTAAAAGAGGGGTTGCTCAAGACTTTCGGGATTGTCATCAAGGACCACTAGAGCGTCTCTCTTGGTGAGCATTTCACACACAATGTTTTCAATTGGTGTTGTTAATGGAAAATGCATATACTTAGAATTCCCTAAGCGGTCATTCATTGCAACGATCTCAGACTCTGTTATGCGTACCCAAACCTTTTCTGTAGAACGCATCATGCAGAAAAAGAACGAATCTCTATGTTTTGTAGGATATTGCAGAACATTATGCGTTCGGTAATTTAACTTATTGTCATATCGCCTAACCCTAAAACCACTAGGGACACTCACAATATCGCCATTGCAATAAAAGCGAGACCCGCAAGCCACAACAACCAACTCCCAACCCTAGACACAGCCTTGGCCGCAATCATACCCCCAGCCACACCGACAGCAACCCCGCCCGCAGTAAGCCGATCGCCATGACGCCGCACGTCACCACAAGTACAAACCGGATAAATATCAACAGAATTGTATCGTTCATTTTCCTGCCAGCCCATTTCCTTGTCGATCCAAATAAGTTCTCCGTTAATGTTCTCCCACATTTTCCTCATCCTCCATCATCTCAAACACCTGCGCAAGAGTAGTGCCCTGTGAGAAATAGTAAGTTCGCGTCTCAGTTTCAATCCAATGTCCTCCGTATTGCTCATCTGGGAGAATTGTAATCTCTCGCATCTCAGTTCCTTCCATTCCCG